AAGGATAAGGTCGAAAACTTTGTGTCCGACTTTCTTTTCCATATATTCATAGAGTAACCCCATATCAGAACCCTCTACGAACATCTTACCCGTGAAGGCGGTGGCTATAATCTTTTCTTCTTTTGTCATAATCTTGCGTTAAAAGTTTTTCAAGAAAAATGCGATTGTGTCAATGTCATTTCTCAGCATTATTGCCATTGATTTCAAATGGCTCTTATCAAGAGATTTGTTCCAATACGAACCATCCCAGTTTTCAATAGTAGCAATGTCCTCTTTTAGTCTATCAATAACTTTTCTTATGTCTTGTTCCATAACTATTCCTCCTTTCTCGCGTTAATCCATTGTTGCTTTTGGAAGGCTATCATACCATTGCCTTGCGACATTTGGATATTGATAAAACATTCTCGCAGTGAAAGCCATAGCCGCCTTGATGGGAATGTTGTCTGGATAGTTGTATCTTGCTTTCCAGGCATCCATCTTTTCGGTGAATTTCTCCAAATCCACCTCCGGCTGCTCCTGCTGAATTATCTCTGGATTTCCACCGAACTTCTTACATTGCTCTACAACCTTTTCAGTAGTTAGTGGTTGCTCTTGTTTCTTTACAGAGATACCCCTTCCAAAACCGCACATAAAAGCATTATAGGCAAGCCTCCACGGGTCATCGCGGAAATCCTTTTCTTTCAGCATCTCTTTATCCTCGTGCCAAAGTTCTATCAGTTTAGTAGAATCTGGCATCGGCTGCTCCTGCTGGAGAGAGTCGATGATGTCAAGGATTTGCTCACACGCGGTATCATACCCCAACTCCCATCTACCGCCAACAGTATAATTGCTATTGTATTCCTTTTCCACCGCTTCTTTCAGGCGGTCTGCGTCAATGTATTTTGTCATATCTAAATCAAATAAAAGGGCAGAGACCATCAATATAAGGAGGATAAATTAGCCGAAATCATCCTTATACCTCTGCCCCATTTTACAGTTTTAATAATTGTTCGTAGAGTTCTTTTAGTGCGTGATATCGTGGAAATCCATTAACGGATTCATTATGTCTTCTCTGCGCCTCTATTACAGCAGCACCTAAATAATTTATTTGCGCCTTGCTAGGCTTCCAATGAGGTTGTAAGGATTCTTTACTAACTGGACGGAGGGATTTGAGCCATTCAATTACTCTTTGCTCTATATCCCACTCCAAAGCGACTTCTGTTCCCTCAAATTTTCCTATTGCAATTTGCCTGTTTATCTCATCCTCCTCGCTCCACTCTGCTGGATTTTGCTCTGCCATTGCTGCTTCATATCCCTCTCGTCTGCCTTCTTGTTGTGCCTCAAAGAAGTCTTGCTTTAGTTGAGCGTTTAATTCTTTGTATGCTGCTTTAAGAAGGTACGCAGAATGGTTTTTAATGTATTCTTTAGGTTCACAATCTATAATAGGAGAATGCACAAAATCAAATAAGAATGAATCAAGAACTTTCTCAAAGCCATTCAATGTAATTTCTTTCTCTGCTGGCTTCTGCTCGATATGTCTTCCATCAAGCCAATCATAGATACGCTGATAGTATGCCACATCTTCTGGCTTCTTGTCACGGATGAAATCAGATATGATGCTCTTGATAGTACGGATGTACTCTTTCTCATCATCGGTTTGGGCTGGCTTCTGCTCTACCTTTTTCGTATCGTCACGAAAATGCTCTTTCTGCTTTTCGAGGTAGGCAATGCACTCTTCTCTTGTTGGTTCAGGAAGAACGAATTTCAATTCACCAACAGTTTTTGATGTTTTTAGGGCTTCAATCAGTCCTTTCCTTATCCTCTCATCCTCGCTCTCGCGGAGTTGGGGAAAGATATATTCTGCGGCCTCTTGAGGAGTAAGTGTCTTGTATCCTTTTACATGAGATGCTCGTTTTAAAGCATCATCGTAGGCTTTCGCTTTTTCTTCAGTAGTCATACTATTTATTGATGTAATAGATAAAACGTTTTAGGTACATTTTAATCATTTTTTGGCAATATGCCCTTTCAGTGTTTGTTGTTGCTTTGTTGTAGTAAGATTTCCACTGATAAATCTTACTTTCCATCTGGTCTGTTCTTTTGAGATAATATTCAGGGTCTTTGATTATCTTTCTAAGATACTTTGACCCTATTGAGTTTATTAATGTGTTCATTTTGGTTTGGTGTAAGAGACAAGCAGGGTGTGTGGACCTCTTTATTTTGATTTTAAAGAGTGTGCATGACTGATAAGTAGGTAAAATGTAAAACTAATCCACACACCTTATTCTGCTTGTCAAAGAGATGAAACAAATATACTATAAATCGTTTTTATATGCAAGCTCCAAGGCTTGTTTTGTAGTGTAACAAGTTTTATTTAACTTGTTGTAGTAGTCTCTTACAGCATGAATCTTATCCAATTCACGTTGCATTTTCTTGACATGCTTCTGCCAAGCTTTCTCTTTGATTGACTTGAAAATCATGGTTATTGTGTTTTTAAGGTTTTGCGTTTTACTGCATTTCCTCCACGAGGATTGGATATAGGAGTTGTCGTTATACTCCTTACTACAAATATATGTAGCTGTGTATCCTTTCCTTGCAGAGGAAACCCTTGCAGCCCTCAACGACTTGGGATTCATTTGGTTCTCTTGTTTTTGATGTGGAGCATTTCCTTGTGCACTTTATATATTACTCCAACTCAGTACAATATCTGATTTATTCCGGAAATCAGATATTCCATAGGGCGTATCGTTCCCCTTAACTGGGATTAATACCATCATAACAAGAGCAAAGTTTTGCCTATGGGACTTTCAGCATTTGGTTAGCGTGATAATCAACAATTTACTCATTCTAGGTTATGTCCCATGCCCAAGGATTTCTCCTTGTATAGAATAAGTCTGCCTTGTCTTTTTTGTGCATTTAAAGACTGATTATTTATCGTTGGCAGACTTTTGTTTTGCGTGTTCTTCTGGTGTGAGCCACATTTTTCCAATGTAATCTCCATCAGGTGGCACATCATTCTGGTGCTTGTTACCGAATTGACGCTGAGCTTGGTCAAGGCTGATTGCAAATCCTGAGAATGCTTTTACAGTAGAGTTGCTGATGTTCATACTATTTTTCTATTGTTACTATTCCAACAAAATCATCTTTGCAATAGAGTCTTTCCCAGTTTTTAATATTATTGGATTCTACTGGCTTATGACTCGGTGCTGTGCATATTGTGATATGTGCTCTTTTGTTTGTAGTGTGTACATTTACTTCAAGAGCCATTGCATTTTCATCATACCCAACACCAATTATATTGAAATTTATTGGCTTTCCAATGAAGTTGCTCATTAGACCTGTGATTGCAAACCAATGTTCATTACTTGAGTGCATCAAAGTAATGTGGTCACAGTGTTTTGTCCATCCTTCAGGTATAGTAAAGAATGCATTGAATACATTCATTACTCTTGCCTGCATTTCAGGCGATAGTTTAATGCAGTAGTACATAGTGTTACTTTATTACTTTGATTGCAAGTTTAAGGTATTGGTTTAAGTCATTTAGTGCCTCAGTTGTGTATCGAATTGCCTCTGTAAGCTCTTCAGCACAATCACCTATTCTGCAAGCATTGTCTGCTGATATTGCTTTTTGATAATGTTCAGTTGCTTTTTCAAGGAACTGTTCAAAGAGTGATACTGGTTTACTCATTGTATTTGTGTTTTTGGTTTGTCTTGTAAAAAGGTTCTCTGTAACTCCGAGAACCTTGTAGATACGAGTCCCCACGTTTTTGGTGTGTCGAGGGAAGGAAGACACGAACATAATAGGGTTTATTTAATGTTGATACCCAAAACAACTTTGAAACCCCAGCAAGATTCGAACTTGCAATACACATACTCGTTTCACCTTAAGTTGTGCAGTTTTCCCTATTAAACTATGAGGTTTTTGTGGGGTTATTTTAGGCCTTTAATCCCAAATGTCTTGATTGGAAGGCAGTCAAAAATGTTGTTTTCTTTTAATGTGACACTTTTTTGACTTTTTTGTTGGATTTGATTGGGATGGGGAGGATGATTGTGCCACACTTTGGCACAAGCTAACTATTAATCAATCAGCAACTTACACTCCATTTTCTTATTGTATTTTCTACAATAACCCTACCATACTTTTAGTAGCCTTATTGTACTTTTTACAATAACTTTGTCTCAACTTTGGCCAATAAAGCAACACCCTTTTGAAAAAAGGGGAGATAGGCACAAAAGTACCATTCTCCCCTAATTGTGATACTTTCTTGACTACCACTCAGCCACTTCCTCACCAACGAAGCCATTGTTGGAGGGCTTGTAGAGCACCTTGTTGCCACTCTCAGCAAGAGCACCAACCTCAAGCTCATTGCGACGAGCCGTGAGTTCAGTGGCATTGAGCTCACCCACAGAAGGGCCAAAGCTCACAAACTCACTGGTGTTGGGTTCAGCAACGAGCTGACCCTTGGCATCACGCATCTTAGTGCCGTCAGCATTCTTCTTGGCAGTGAAGAACACAATGGCCTTGTGAGCCGGAATGACATTACCCGTGTTGGTGTCAACACGCTCTTTCACGTCGATGATGGACATGTCACGACCTTTACGATAGGAAGCAAGAGTACCTTCACTGGAGATACCCTGAGTACGAGGATTGTAAGTTTCCATTTTTAAATTGGATTAAGGTTAAACATTGTGATAGAGTTTCTCTCTACCAAATTATAGGAAGTGTTATGTTTAGATTCTTTAAAAAGAAGATAGCAAGGCAATGCTATCTTCCCAAGGCCTTGTAAGAATGTTGCCTCATTCCCCACCTCGTCAGGCAGTTCTCCCACACTTTGTTTTTTCATCTTCCTTGCAGGAGAGCACCTCAAAGAAGATATACCCAGAGCTTCACCAACTGGTCGGTGGATGCTTGGCCAAGCACCAATCTTAAATTTTAGTAAACTCATTGCGAGAGGCCAATGCTCACAATGTCCCCAACCAAACTCAGGTGCTGGCATACCAAATCACTATTGGGACTTTAGAAGAGAGAACGTTGTTGTTCCCTCCAAGATATAGGAGGTGTTATGTTTAGATTTCTCATAAAAACAACATTATGAAAATGAAAAGCCCCAAACAATGGCCTGACTTTCCTCTTCAAGGAAGGATGAAAATATATTTTCACTTTCCTCGTGGAGACTGGGGCCGAAGGCCCCTGAGAGCATAACTCTTCAAGTGACAATTTAGCCCAAAAACAGCAAAACGATAAGAATTTATCGTAAAACAACATCAACATGTTCGTACCCAAGTTTTCATTTCAAAGTTATATGATATAGGTTATAGCTTACGTAAATAAATAATATATATTATTTATAATATATATTATATATATATATAAGGTATAAGTTATATTATAGAATTTTGATATGGAAATTTGAGTATGAACTCCATTTGAAGGACCAAACGCAAAAAGAGTGGCAAAACTACCCTCAAAAGTATGGGTATATCTTTGAGGGTAGTTTAGGCCAAACTTTGAGTAAAAGTATGGGTATATCTACCCACACAATTACTCAAGGGATTTGAGGAGAGTTTCGAGCTTGTCAGCATCAAGCTCATAGGTCTTCTTCTCACCACAAATGGAGATAACAACCTTCTGCTTGAGAGGCTTGATGTTGGAGATTATCCTGCAAGCATTAGCAAGACCTGAGATTTTCCCGCAGTATTTCATAATGGATGAGGTAATGTCCTTAGCATCTATGATAATGGGATAGTCAGCCTTAAACCTGCCAAGCACCTCGCACAGTTCTTCCTCAGAAAGTGGAGTACTGACAACAAGAGCGTGGAGACATTCTCCAGTTTTAGAGTCAAGAAAGGATACCTGATGGTAACGAGTAGGGTCAGCGGAACCCTCAGTGGTAAATTGATACTTCATAGTACTACGATGTTTAATGTTGTCACGGTATAGGAGGAGTATTGTTTAGATTCTTTATTAAAGAGGAGAACTATTTGTTCTCCCCTTTAACTGCCCATACAATGCCCTCCACGAGGACACCAATGAACATGATTGTAAGAAGGACTATCATATGCATAGAATTAAAGGTTGTTTCAAATGAGAAAACCCCAATCGCTATCTCACGACAGTGATTGGGGTTTGAGAGAAAAGTCAGACTCACATACCTATCAGTCACTGGACGAATGTCCAATGTATAAGAAGCGTAGTTATTTAGATTCTATGGTGGTTACAGGGCCTAAGCCCCACAACCACCATAGTCATCACAACGGTCAAGTTCAGCGAAATAACGCAACTCTTCATCAGTAAACTCTTTGCCCTCAAACTCATTGTTGTAGTAAATGAGGTCAAGTTCCTTGTACCTTTCTTCAGTTATCATAGCAATAAGGGTTATCAAAAGAAAATACACGGAGTTACTTCCCCACATTGTGGGGTAACTGTTATCTCCGTGTATATCCCCACATTCATCCACTCCATTAGTGGGATTATCCCCTGATGTGGCTTAGGGTAAGGAGTGAGCACACACTCCTTCAAGTTTGCATACCTCGCTCTGTGCTAAGCGACACCATTTCAGTAGTGCACCTGACACCCCTCAGACCTGCTGTTGGGAGTGCTTGACTCCAGAGTCATCGTTCGCAGGAGAGTGGACTCTGGTAGTATCTCTCCAAGATATAAGACTTGTCTTATTTAGATTCTTATTATAGATATATCAGAGTGTTGCTACCAACAGCAACACTCTGGATAACTATCTACATCAACCCAACCCTCTTCAGGGGGATACTTAGAATCACCACTCTCCAAATCATCCAACAAGGCTTCAGTAAAGGCATTTTCAATAATTTCCATGATGTGAGTCTTTATGTTTGGCAAGATATAAGATTTGTCCTATTTAGATTTGAAAAAAGAGAAAGCAAGGCTTTCTCTCCTCTTCATTCCTTCCTATATAACGAGGATTACATAGTGCGGAGCGTTGGCTGGGGGTACAAGGGTAGAATACATAAATTATAACTCATTCTCTTACCTCATAAATTCCTATTACGCACAAGTTGGAAATTTAGGGCGAGAAGATTGACGGGGGTATCACCCCAACTGCCAATGGATAGGGGGAGGGTTGTTTAGATTATTCCACTCTCTCGCTGAAAAAAATATTTTTTAGAAAAAAAATTTCAAAAAAATAAAGCATCATTTTCTTCCAAAAGAATAGAATAAGAAAACTTTTACAAAACTGTCCTAACCCAAAGATTACCAGCAAATTAAGAAAAAATAGACGTGTACTACAGAGGACCAAGAGTGTACTACAGACTACCTTATGTACACTACAGTACACTTTTATATTACTTTTTGTGTGAAAAAAGGTTGTTTTATAAAAAATATTCAGTATATTTGTAGTAAACAAAAGTGTAAAAATATGACAAAAAGATTAGTTGAAGACTTTGAACAAGTCATTACAGATGAAAATGGGATTGAAAGAGTAAGGACAAAGAAAAGGGTTTTTACACATAAAGCAACAGCTGAAAACTTTTATTATGTATTTGCAAACTACGTAGGTTGGATGTACGATTTAAGGGGTGGAGTAGCTTTAAGAATACTTCTATTCTTTATGGAACATGCCCAACTCAATACTGGAAAAGTAATGCTAACAACGGGAATGAGGCAAGTGATAATAGAGGATATGGAAATATCCAAGAGCGCATTTGCGAAAGCAATAAGACAGCTTGTTGATGTGAAGGCAATATCTGAAGTATTTAGGAAGAATAAGCAGACAGGAGAAATTATAAAATTAAAAGGAGAATACATGATTAATCCAGAAATGCTATGGAAAGGCGATAAAGATAAAAGAGCAGAACTAATTGTAGAATTTAAGGCAATATATGAAGACGAGCTAACCGAGAATACACAAGAAGAGGAATAGGAGAATTTTCAAAAAATAATCACTATATTTGCAATACGGATGCGAAGACATCTTTTTTTGGGTTAATGGTTAGTTATAGTCCTGACTGCTTGTGAAAGTCGTCAGGATTTTTTATATTTGCAGTGGTTGAAGTCGTTTTACTCTTTGTACATTTGCATTTTCCCCTCTGGTTGTGAAATCCGAGGGGTTTTTCTATATTTGCAGTAAATCTGAATGCTCTATGAAAGAAGAATATAGAAAACTTACTAACAGTGAATTGAGTAACCTGATTTCGAAGAAAACAAGGGAACTTATTGAATTAAGGAATGAGCTCAATAAAAGGGCTGGAGAATCCTTACCAAGAGTCAATTATGATTTTACCCAAAGAATAACGGATTGATTATGGCTTGGAAAGACCTATCTATAGCACAAAGGTCACAACTGATGAACCTTTATAGGCGGAATGGAATCACCAGTCTGTCTGAAATGCGTCAGAACTATGACCTCTTTTCGCTTCCCTCGCAGGAGGAAAGTCCAATGATTGGCCACCCAATGGCACCAATCTATGCTGGTGGAGGAAATAAGTTCTGGCCAGGTGGTGGTAAAGTAGTTTCTCCACTTCAAGTTATTGCAGCAGCAAGAAAGTGGTATCAAGACGAAGAAAACAAAAAGAAGCTTGCATATAAATTAGGTGCTGCTGCAAAACAAGGTGCTGGACTGTGGCCACATCAAATAGTTAGAGCTGCTCTTGACCCACAAGAACCTGAATATGATGAGCTTGAATCATATCTCTATGGTCCTGAAAAGCACTACACTCTATACAAGGGGACATCAAGAGGGCCGCTGACTGAAGAAAAGTACCAAGGGATTCCACAGTATAATGCTGAACTCAATCCTCGTGGAGAGTATGTAGTGCCACAACATTTAAAACCAGCAATTGAAGCTGCTGCAAAGAAGAATGCAAACATCTATATAAATGCTGACGATTTATTTGACCCCGGCTCTGTAAGATATGATGCTGCAAACCATCCAATTCGTTTAAGATACCAAAATGGTAGGATTGTAGCAGATGCTGCTGACTTATATGACTTTGATGAAGGATATGCTGATAGATATTCTGGAAAAAATCCAATAAAGAAAATGCTTATCAATGCTGAAGTAAAGGCAATGTCAAAACTTGGAACTCCATATATTGTAAGGCAGGAGGGAATTCCAGTAAGATTTGAAAAGACTTCAGACGATTATGAAGAGGCGAGAAACTTTGAAACTGGCCTCTATAGAGGAGAGTCAGGTAAACCAACTGGATGGAGACCAACCATGCAAGAATTGCATGATAGAATAGGAGTGCCATTGCCAGAAGAGTTTGCAAATGGAGGTCCAATACATATTAAAAAGAAAAACAGAGGTAAGTTTACAGCATTGAAGAAAAGAACCGGACACTCCACTGCATGGTTTAAAGCTCATGGAACTCCTGCACAAAAGAAGATGGCAGTCTTTGCTCAAAATGTGGCTAAGTGGCGGCATGAGTATGGTGGAATAAAGTTTTAAAGTAATTTACTTTGAACTAAAAAGTATTTTACTTATCTTTGCCGAAAAGGAGAAGAACCATGTTGATTAAGAAGTTAAGTGAAATAGGTGCTGAAAATTCAAGGGCTTTAGTTGATAGAGCCAATGAATTGGGTATAAAAAAGAAGGATATCGTACAAGTTCTTGTTACACCTAATGGACACTACAAGCTGATTTATGAATCCGTCGAAAGAAGAGTACAATAATATACCTGTACTTTATTGTAAAAGGTGTATGTCTCTACTCATAATGGCTGATGAGTATTATGGAGACTATTGTGCAAAATGTGGTAGCACTGAAATTGGAGAAACAAGTATAGAAGAGTGGGAGACTCTTCACAATAACTATCATAAACACGATTAACTATGGCAAAGGAAAAGACAGCAAAGATGCCTGCGGCAGAAACTCATGCTCCAGATGTTCAGACATTGATGGAACAACTTAGCTCAGTGAGTAGTCAGAACAAAATGCTCAAAGAAAGACTCAATCAGGCTGTAGAACAAATTAAGTATCTTCAGGAAGCTGAAGTTCACAAGAGACTTGAGTGGCTTTGGAGAGTACTTTCTTTTGAAAATGGCTACGAAATGTTTGGTAGTGAGTTCTATAATAAGTGCTTGGAGGAGTTCCAGACAATTCTGAATCCCGGAATACACGAAGAGGAGCCAGCTGCTGAAAAGTAATGAGCGAAAATCCTACACAAAGACCTTATGTGGATGGAATTACAAATCTCCCTACGAGGAGTAGTAATTTCATCCGCACTTGGTTGGAAGTAATGAGGCCATTCCATAAACTGACTTCAAGACAAATGGATTTCGCTGCTGCCCTTTTGGAAGAAAGATATGCTATTGCAGAAAGGGTAACTGACAAAAGTCTAGTAGATAAGCTTCTCTTTGACGAGGAAACCAAAGAGCGCATAAGAGAAAAGACAGGAATATCAAAAGCATATATGCATGGTATCCTTCGTACAATGAGGGATAATGGAATGATTATTGGGAACGGAAAGAAAATAAGTCCTGAATATCTGCCTACATGGAAGAAGGGTAAACCATTCAGAATGCTTTTTGTTTTTAGGAATGAGGACTGATGATGCTATAAGACAGGTTTCCAAAGAGCTGAATATCCCCTATGAGGTATGCAGAAAGGCTTATATGTCAGCATGGAAATTCATATATAGGAATGCTGAAACACCAGTATTGTCAATAGATACTCCTATTGAAGAGTTTAGGAGATGCAGAATGAATTTTAACATACCGTCTCTTGGGAAACTCAATATAACGGAAGACAAGTTCAACAAGATAAACAGAAAGTTTAGGTACACACTTGAATTAAGAAAGAGAAATGCTGAAAATAAAGAACATTAAACCAGTTGCAAATCACGTTGTAACAACAATGGATTTCTATACGGAAGAAGAAGCTATGGCTGGTGGACTCTATTTGTCTGCAAAGCTTAATACTATTAAGGAATACCAAAAAGTCATAGCAGTAGGGCCCTATGTAAAAGATATAAATGTAGGAGATATTGTAAGAATCAACCCGTCAAGATATATTCAAATCCTGCACAAGGAAGGCTCACTGAAAGATATTGGAAAGAAAACTGTAAGTGATGAGATTCATTCAGCAGTAGATATTCCGAATGAAGAGCTCTGGATGGGAGAGAAAGACAATAATGGTAATGAGATACCAACCAAGGTAATGATACTTTTTGACTCTGACATTATGTGTGTTGTTGAGGGCGAAGAGGTTACTGTCGAAAAGGCAAAACTTCAAAAGCCGTCACCCATCATAGTACCTCCGGGAGGAATTATAAAGAACTAAAGAATGGTTTGCCTGCCTTGATAGGCAGGCATTTTAATTTAGACACTATGGAAGATTATAAAGATATTGAATTTGGCCCTGTTGAAGGAAAGCCGGATTTGCCAGAACAAACACCTATTGATGAACAAAAGATTGCTGCTGATATGCAGGATTGGAGGGAATCAAGATGAAACTGCTGGAATTTGAAAACTATCAGGTAAAACTTACACCAGAAGCACTTCTTGTCAGACCTATCAGAAGAATATACAATGCTGACAGGTCTGTACAAAAAGAGAAGTGTATGCAGCAGCTTTCATATCTTTTCTTCATGGTTGACCCACGTTCAACCTATGCTTACATCACTGACCTCGACGAGAGAGCTAAACAAATTATCATTCAAGAGGGGCTTCCAAAAGATTTCAAGCCTTCAAAAGAGCTTGAAGAGGCTATGGAACTATACAAGCAGCATACCATTACATCCTCAACAAGGCTTCTTGAAAGCACAAGAGTTGCAGTAGAGGCACTTTCTGAAGACTTGCTGCATACAAAAGAAAAGTTAGCTGAACGCACTGACAAAGGGGCTGCAGTAACTAAAGTGAATGATGTCATGGCTACTCTGGAAAGAGTACTGAAGTTTATCCCTCAACTCCAAGACCTTGAAAGAAAGGTGGAGTCTGAGATTAGGGACAATACAAGAGCAAGAGGAACTGAAAATTCAATGTTTGAAGATGGAGTATGATTGTAGCACTTGATATACCTATTTATAGATGCGATGTAGCATTCTTTATGGAACCCAGTATAGAAGAATTCAAGGAGTTCTATAAGAAGAACAAAAGCAATATGGATGAAGAGGACTTTAAGGACATATTGAAAGACCTCGAAGATAAGGATGTGGCTGGAGCAGTATGGACTTGTGGAGTAAACTACATTTGCTATGTAAAGAATATGAAAAAGAAAGGCCATATAGACCATGAGCTTTATCACCTTACTAATACTATTCTGACTGACAGGGGAGTGGAACACACAAGAAATGATGAACCCTTTGCATATTTTAATGAGTACCTGCATGACGAATTTAGAAGCATAATTAAAGAACACTGGCTTAAAAAGACACCAACCAATGACGAAACTGGAACAACTGGTTCAGGAAGCACTGAACAATGTAAGGAAAGCGAAGAAACTCAAAGGAGAATTCATTGTAGTAAAAAGTTGGGAACAAGGTCAACTTAAATCACAAAGGTGTGGTGTTGTAACCATATACTATAGAAACGAAGGAAAGAACATCATTGTCCATCGTGAGAGAGTCTGTTCAATAGCTGATGACAATGAACAAATTGAATTTGATGTCTTTAGTGAAGCTATGTCACATATTATACTTAATTGGGATGAGATATGGAATTTAATAAATACCAAACCCCAATAGACCAACTGGTTTATAAAAAGATTGACGATAAGACTGGAAACTTCCAGTTAATATCATTTAAGGATTCTCCTGAAGAGGTCCAGAATGAATTTATGGAGGCACTTTCTACAGTGCCTCTAATTCAATGGTTAATAAGTAAGGATAGGCCGCTATGTGGAGAACTGCCAAGAGATGAAAATGGTAGGGCTATTTGGAAGATAGAATATCCACCAATCATAGAGAATGTAGATTATTTCAGGCAGACTGCAATCCACTATGAAAACACAGGCAAGCTCACTGACCTAAGACCCAATCCAAATCCGAATAGTGCCTATTCAAAATGGAAGGATGAAGAGGTTGATAGGATAAGGAATGGAATGCTAAGACCAGATGACGGTGCTTGGATTCCGGGATATATGTACTTCTATTTAAATTATTGCCCTATAATACTTACTGAAGTTTCTGAAGGTAGTGCTGATATTGGTGAACGTGTTGTTGGCTTTCCATCGTGGTGGGAAGGACTCCTGTGGAGATTTACAGGATGGGACCTTGCAAGAAAACTCGGTAGGTACTTTTTTGAGATATCTAAAAGAGGGTCATCAAAAAGTTACAGCATGGCAAGTGGCCTTGCTAGAGGGTTTGTAATTGGTGATAGAAAGCCAGACCCAAAGCACAAATCATTCACAAGAGGAGTAGTTCTTGCTGATAATAAAGACTTCTTGATTAAGGATGGTACTCTCAATAAATTTGAGAGTATGATTGACTTCCTTGCACAGAACACTGAATTTCCAAGAAAACGTCTTAAGTCTTCTCTCAACGAGATGGCTTGGACAATGGGATACATTGACCTGAATACTGGAACAAAGAAGGGAAGTGGCAATGAGGTACTTGGAGTTGCCATTAAAGATGACCCTGACAAGGCTCGTGGTAAGAGAGCATCGTTATTCTGTCTTGAAGAGATAGGTAAGTTTCCTAACCTTGCCACTACAATGAAGATTTCTGAAAGGTCAGTGAAGGATGGTAACATTGTTTTTGGTCTTTTGGTTGGTGTGGGTACTGGTGGTGAGGAGGGTAATGACTTCAGTGGTGCTCTGGATTTGATTTATCACCCTACAGGTTCTAATGTATTGGCCTTTGAAAATGTATGGGATAAGGCTGCTCAATCAAGAGGAACATCAATATTCTGTTTTCCAGCTTATGTAAATCGTCTAGGTTGCTACAATAAAGACGGTATATCTAATGTAACACTTGCTCTATTCCAGATTTGTTGGGAAAGGTACATTGCAAAGTATGAGAATCCAGACCCTATGGCAATCACAAGAACCAAAGCTGAAGACCCAATCACTTTGCAGGATGCCATAATGAAAAGGGACGGTACTAAGTTCCCAGTAGCACAGATTTCAGAGAGGATTCAAGAAATTGACCTTAATCCGAACTTCTACGATAAGATACTGTCTGGTAAACTCATTCAAAGGTCAAATGGTGAAGTAGAATTTGAGCCTACTGGAGATAAGCCAATCCATAAATTTCCTACAAAAGATAATAAGGTAGCTGGTGCTGTAGAAATAAAGGAATTACCAAAGAAGAATAGGGAAGGAAGGGTATATGCTGGTAGATACATTGGAAGTCTCGACCCAATCGACGATGATAATGCAAATACCATGTCGTTGGTATCATGCTTCATACTTGACCTTTGGACAGATGAAATTGTAGCTGAATGGACTGGACGATTGAATAGTGCGGAAGATTGCTACGAGGTAGTAAGACTTTTGGCTAAATTCTATAATGCTAAAATCATGTACGAACAAAATAAAAAAGGAATATATTCATACATGAAGATGATGAATTCTCTCTACCTCCTTGCAGAAACTCCTCAATTCATTAAAGATAAAGAAGACTCAAGGGTTGAAAAGATTGGTAATAAAATGTATGGTATCAATGCTACAAACCCAATCAACAACTATGGCAGAGACAGGCTTAAGGATTTTATGCTAAAACCAAGAGAGGTTGTAAAAGTAGTTGATGGGCAAGAACAAACCATTACAGTTCCTAATGTAATGACTTGGTGGAATAGGGCCCTTTTGGAAGAAGCAAGAGGATGGAATCCTGATGGTAACTTCGATAGAATCTCAGCTATGGGTATGCTGATGCTTTATAGAGAAGAAGTCCTTGTGTTAAATCATGGTGAAGTGGATAAGACAGAAAAAACACAAGATGTCAAGTCACATGACCCCTTCTTTGAAAGGAACTACCATCCAAAAACATGGAATAAACCAGTAAATCAAAGCTATGGAATGACTCCAAGCACTGCTGAAAAAATTGATTGGTGGGGGCAGTAAAAAATGTGTCAGTGTTCGACTGATTTGCATATCTCATTTATTTGTCTATATTTGTCTCGTTAATAGAAGACTATGTACAATACTATACAATTTCCAAGACAGGCTTTGTCCTTTTCCAAGAAAACAAAAGAATGGGGAAGGCAGTGTCTTCTTTGGGGTGACTCAAGAACATCTTGGAACTATTCTCCAGTAAGAAAGTCAGTAAGACATAAGAAAATCAATTATGATTTGCTGAAGGGCATCATTCACATGGAGGACCTTGCCCTTATTATCAATCCGTCAAGTGTGGATGCTGGCTACATTCCCACTGATATTCAGCACTATCCTCTGATGAATTCAAAGCTTGAAGTGCTGATTGGCGAAGAGTTGAGAAGACCTTTTGACTGGAGAGCCATTGTAACCAACCCAAATGCAGTTTCAGAGATTGAGGAAACCAAGAAAAAGGAACTTCTTGATTCATTCCAGCAGGTAATTGAGGACACTTCCCTCTCACAAGAGGACTATGAACAGAGGCTTGAAGAGCTTAATGATTACTATACATACAATTGGCAAGATTTCAGAGAGATACGAGCCAATCAGTACATTAAGCACTATAGCAAAGAGCTGAATTTTCCACTGATATTCAACAATGGTTTTCAAGATGCACTTGCAGTAGCTGAAGAACTCTATGATGTTGATATTGTTGGAGGAGAGCCAACTGTTGCAAGACTTGACCCACAGACAGTGAGAATCTTCCGTTCTGGTCACTCCAACAAGGTCGAAGATGCTGACATCATTATTATAGAGGAGTATTGGAATCCGGGTCGTGTAGTGGATACCTACTATGACAGACTCTCAAAGAGAGATATTCAATACCTTGAAAACCTTCCAGACTACCTGGGTAGTGGTTCAGATTCCATGGGTATGGTGGACCCAAGACAAGGATTCATCAGAAGAGATATGGTATCATCACCATATCCAACTCTTGCATCAAGTGAGGTGTTCGCAGCCCGTGATGAGTTTGAGCAGTATAACCTTCTTCCTTATGACGCTGATGGTAATGTCAGAGTCATGAGAATGCGATGGAAATCTTTCAGAAAGATTAAGAAGGTCAAGCAGTATGACCAAGAAACTGGTGAGGAAGGATTCACTTTCTATGCTGAAAACTACGTTCCTAATCCAGACCTTGGAGAGGAAGTTGAGGAGATGTTTGTCACTGAAGCTTGGGAAGGCGTACTTATTGGTGGCAACAATCATAATTTCGACGAGCACTCAAGGGATGGCCTTTATGGTATATTCCTAGATGCAAGACCAAGACCTGTTCAGTTCAGCAGACTGATGACACCATCAAAGTGCCATCTTGGTATTATAGGTACTATATACAACTTTAATGACGGTAAGCCATATTCAATGGTTGATATGATGAAGCCATACAATTACATGTATGACTATCTTCATAACAGACTTACAGAGGCTATTGCATCCTCGTGGGGAACTCTTGCCGATGTTGACCTTGCTCTTGTTCCAGATGAATGGACGATGGACAAGTGGATGCACTTTGCAAAAGTAAACCATATTGCAGTCCGTAACTCTTTCAATGAGGGTAACAGGGGTGCTGCAAAGGGTAAACTGGCTGGCTCACTGAACAATAATACCCAGAGACTGATTGCTGATGCCTCTGGTAATTACATACAACAACTGATGAATCTCGCCGAATGGACGAAAGTCCAGATTGGTGAGATTGTTGGTATATCAAAGCAAAGAGAAGGTCAGATAGCAAATCGTGAAACTGTAGGTGGTGTTGAAAGGGCCACACTTCAATCTTCTTATATTACAGAAGTGTATTTTGCTTGGCACAATGACACTAAGAGAAGAGTTCTCAATGCTTTTGTAGAGTGTGCAAAGATAGCTGCAAGAGGAAAACAAATCAAATTCCGCTATCTCACATCTGATGGTTCAATGAGACTAATGGAGTTTGAAGGGGACGAGTTTGCAGAAAATGATTATGGCATTGTAATAGATAGCTCATCTGATATTACAGGTCTTGACCAGAAGCTCGAAACCCTTGCTCAAGCTGCCCTTCAGACTCAGCAGGCTACTCTGACAGACATTATGAAGATGTGGACCTCCTCATCTTCCCTTGCAGAGAAAATTCGTATCCTTCAAGCCTCTGAAGAGAGAAGAAGAAGGCAAGCTATGCAAGACCAGCAAATGCAACTTCAAGTTCAGCAAGAAACTGCACAAGCTCAGCTACAAGCTAAACAAATGGAACTGGAAGCTCAGATTGGAATGAACAGTGAAGACAATGAGACAAAGGTGGTTGTTGCACAGATACAAGCAGATAATAAACTGGAAACTACCCAGATGCAAAAGCTTAATGCTGATGACGGTATTTCTACACCAATGGATGAAGTGTCAAAAAGAAAGCTTGAAGAGCAGATTCGTGAATTTAACATAAAAATTCAGCAGGACAACAAGAAACTGGCACTTGAAGCGGAGAGGAATGACATAGCAAGAATATCTGCAAAAAGAAAAACAACAGCTAAGTAAATTTAAACTATGACATCAAGATACATAATTACCCAAATAGCCAGTGGAATACTGATACCTATATTGATGGCTTTCCTTGAAGAGTCCATAGTGACTATGGTTCCTTGGCTTATAACAATGTTCAGCGTAGTAATTGCTGACCTTGCTGCAGGACTGTGGAAGTCCTATAAGCTGAGAATACCAATAAGAACATCGAGGGCATTCAGGGAAACAATGGGTAAGAGTGTAGTTTACTTTGCTTTTGTGCTGATGGCTTGTTTTATCAACTCTGCGGCAAACAGTGATTTCAATTGGGCAAAATGGCTTACACTATTCATTATCCTCTTGGAGATAGGAAGTATGGTAAGTAATTTCCTGAAACCTCAGGGAATTAATCTTTCAATGAACGCTTTCATAAAGGCAATACTTACACATTCTGCACTTCCATTCAGCTGTGCAAATGTAGATGACCTCATAGAGAAGGAAGACCTTGAATCTATCAGGAAGGAAGAAATGGAAAAAATAAAAACAGAAGAATCATGGAAAGAGAGGAAATCATCAGAGAGCTAAAGAAATTCTTCAATATCAAGGAGCTTGTATGTAACCACACATATAATAAGTTTGGTGAATCTTCATGGCAATTCCTTGATACTAAGATTCTTCATACGTTACTTGTCCTTAGAAGAGACATTCTTCAAACACCTATGGTAATCAACTATGCTAGTCATTACCAAAGAGGTCTTAGATGTAATTGCTGTCAGCTGGTCAAAGACAAAACGTTAAAAGGAAACATATACCTGTCAGCTCATTGCCTTGGAGAGGCCTTTGACGCCTCTATGAAATCAATGACTGGTGCTCAGGCAAGGGCTATTATAAAGAGGGAGCAGGACAAACTTCCATATCCAATAAGAATGGAAAAGAATGTAAACTGGCTTCATATTGATACAAGAAGTACAAATGATTCAAAAGCTAAAGTAACGGAATTCAATGGATAAGATTAAGCAGTTCTTCGGTACCAAAGATAAGTTGCAGCACATAGTGTTTTCTATGGTGCTTACACTTGTATTTACAGCTCTGTTCAGTATCAGCTTTTACTTTAAGCCCGCACTGCTAATAGCCGCTGGAGTCTCTCTTTTCTGTGGGATAGGCAAAGAGGTTTATGACTCAATCAACGACAAAGTTGCCTCATGGCTTGATATTCTGGCAGACTTCATTGGAATACTGTTCGTTGTTATACCACTCATACTTATTTAGTTATGAAAACACTACTTCAAATACTGCTTTATATATGGCAGCTTCCACAGAATACCCTTGGGCTCATACTGAGAGTTTTTTGGAAATTAGACAATACCGTCCTATATAAGGACAAAACAATAAGGGTTTGTAAGAACTTTCCCGGAAATATCTCATTGGGAGATACTGTCATAGTGTACAAGTACCCGTATAATAAAGCTACTTGGAATACCATAAGACACGAATGGGGACATACAAGACAGTCCTTATATCTTGGTCCTCTATACCTTATAGTAATTGGAATACCGTCATTCCTGTGGGCCTGTACATATAAATGGCTTAAAAAGGACTATTATTGGTTTTATACAGAAAGTTGGGCCAATAAGCTGGGTGGTATCATATAGTTTAGTTTATTAAAAATGTTTAACTAATAAAAGAAAAGCATTATGAAAGCAAAGAATGTTTTAGACAAACTGAAGGACCTGAAACTTAGACGTTGGGGTCAAGCTGAATATACTGAAGCTAAAAACAGCAATAGAGGAGGGTCTGGTGAAATAGACTATGAAGATATTTATCAATTCTATAAAAAGAAAGTTATAGAAACTATTTCTGAAGAATATCTTGAAGAAGCTATAATTCCAGAACATTTTATTGATATTGTAGATGGTACTGGAGAATCTGCGGAATATGAAAATAAATATGGTATTTGGAAAGGCGAACTTGGAAAAAGTGATATGCCTCTGTTTGTGTATCTTTCTAATGTTCCTGACACTCCACAAATCTATTTTGGAGAATATATAATGAGGACAATAGGCCCTTCTTAATATAATTCCTGCTAATTCAATTCAATTAATAGCTACTAATTTAGAATAATATGCAAACTACAACTGTTGAAAGAATAGTTGTTTGTTATCAGTACAAAATTTTCTATATTTGCAACTGAACATTAATTTAAACTATTATGGATAAAGAACTTGAAATTCTGGAAAAGAAAGTAACTTACATGAAGAAGTGGTTCATTTGGACTGCTATTCTGTCAGCACTTGCCTTTGTTGCTCTTTTCTTCATTCGTGGTGGAGCTAAAGGTATCCTTGAGCCTACTCTTGGTGGAGAGATTATGAAGTATATCTTTGGTTGGGCTTGGGTGACTGCTATACTCGAAGTGCTTGTATATACACTTGCACAGTTTGCCTATCACTGGTCAAATTCATATAAAACAAAGTATGGTAAAGGATGGTTCTGGCAAGGAATCAAAGAGGATTTCCTGTACCTTAAAGCCCAAACAACTTGGAAATCAGTAGGTAGAGTAATTGCTTGGTTTGTTGGATTCTTTGCAGTAGTTGCATTGGTCATTTACCTGCTTGAAAAGATTGTTCCTTAAGTGTAAAGTAAAATAAATAAAAAATAATTAGTCATGAGAACAGTTGATAATCAAGTGCTCACCGCACTTCACCAGATTAGAGACGCTATCAAGAACAAAGATTGTTGTAATGGAGGGGGGGGGAATACTCCTTCTGGTGATATAACAATAGATGATGTTGTTAAATTCATACATGATGATTTAGAAAATGTAGATCCTGGTATATTTCCTTATACTACTTGGAATGATATACCAGATTATGAAGATGCTGATTCTGGGGAAGTTTGTAAAACCGATGATATTTCTGGAAAAAAAATTAGTCCGATGGCATTAAATATTCCTTCTTATGTTATTGGACAAAAAAAAATAATACCGGTTGGTTAAACTAATAAATTAATAATAAAATAAACAATTATGACACCTTATACAAAACAAATAACTGAACTTCACAAGACTCATCAGTTATATTTGTAAGAAGGTATCCAAATATTTAAAAACTATGGCAACAAAGAAAAAGAAATCTTCAGGGGGTAAGAAGGGTAGAGTAAGACCCAATGTTCCTCGTGCTGGCATAAAGAATAATGGTTCAATACTTTGTGGAGGTGGAAGAAAGAAAGCCTGCGGAGGTAAAAAGCATTGACAAAAGATGGTATAAAGTAACATTGAATTTACTGAAAGTAATACCAATGTTACTTGCTATATGTGATGCTTTAAATACTTTACTTTGTTTAGCCGGATTTAACACCACCATATTTTCATATATTGGTGGTGTTTCTTTTCTAACTCTTGCATTCCTTTATATAGTATCCTATGTATTCAGGTTTTGCATATATCATAGAATGTTTCTCCACTATATTTTGGTAAATAATGTAATAAGTACTTTGGAATTTACGGTAGGATTACCAGTAAACTTTTTGGGACTTTGCTGTATTTTCAGTATTAACTTTTGTATATTTGCATTCCTGATACTTTACTTTTATAGAAAAGAGAAACTATGCTACAAGTCATAAAAAATCAACTGTTGAGAGTTATAGATGATATTGATTCTGGTAACTCATATATGAGTGAAAAGGAGATGATTGAAACAGCTAAGTTTCTTAAAAAGTTCAATAGTAGGGAGAAGTTCATAAGTAAGTATCAAGCATACATATATTTGAATATGCGGAGAGCAAAATTTGATAATCTTGTCAGAGCGGGTCTCCTGCCAAAAGGAAAGAAGGTAGAGGGATTTAAGGAATTACAATGGAGTCTAAAAGAAATAAAAGATGCAAAGAGAAGAAGAGATGCTAATGCTTCTAAGGGAAAACAATCAGATGCTTAAACAAATCTGTTCTTTTCTTTCACAAAGTGATAATCCTGCAAGAGATTTCCTGATTAACTTTGTTGCTAATCTGATGTCAGAAAATATGCATACAAAAAGATAAGGATATGTTTAATTATTAACTTTTAAAACAAATGGCAGCTAGCTTAGGGTTTATGTAGCATTGTTTTTCCTTATCTAACCCCCGCTTATTGTGGTAAGGCGGGGGATTTTTGTATTCCATAGCATCATTGTCTTCCATAAGAAGTGATAAGTACCTTTGCATTGTTAGCTAACAAAAGGTATTTATTAACTTCTTAATTCTTTCTATTATGGAAGGCGAAACTGCAAAAACTTATTTTTTCGGAAATGACAGTAGCTCTTGGATGCCCCTGCTTGCTACGCTGTTTTCACAGAGAGGCATTGACCCGTCCGTACTTTATGCCATGAATAACAATGGTGGTCTTGGCGGTGGTAATGGTTTTCTCTGGATTATATTCCTTTTCTTCCTGATGGGTTGGGGAGGTAATGGAAACCTCGGTAACTTTGGTGGTAACAATGGTACTGGTTTTCTTGCTAATCAACTCAACAATAATGCTGGTCGTGACCTCCTTCAACAGGCTATTCAAGGCAATGGTGATGCCATCCGTCAGCTTTCTTCCAATCTGAATTGTGACATCAATGCCATTCAGGGTTCTCTGAACAGCCTCATGTCTGCACTTCAGGGTGTTGGTTCACAAGTAGGTATGACTGGTCTCCAGACCATTAATGCTATTCAGGCTGGTAATTCCTCACTCTCTGCTCAACTGGCTCAGTGTTGCTGCGACAACAGACTTCTCACTACTCAGCAAGGTTATGAAGCTCAAATCCGTACTCTTGAGCAAACAAATCAGCTGGGTTCTCAGGCTGACAGAAATACCCGTACACTGGCTGACCAGATTGCTGCTCAAACAGTTGCGATGAATGACGGCTTTTGCGCCATCAAGGAAAGAGAGCTGCAGGGCAAGATTGACACACTGCTTGCCGAGAATACTTCTCTGAAGACTGCTCTCTCCGAGGGACGTCAAACCCAACAGTTCACTGCTGCATTCAACATTCTTGACAATAAGATTACCGAGCTTGCTGCAAAGCAACCCCAGACAGTTCCTATCCAGTGGCCTAATCTTACAGCCGTAAATACTACTCCATATATGGGAGGATTTGGTGCTGGGTTCAATCCCTATGGTTACGGTTGGGGAGGTAACTCGTATTGGGGGTAACGTATTGAGTACTAAATAGTTGAGAGTTCTTTGAAATACTGATAAGAGAGTTATAATCTTATTCTCTAATCCATTTATATCCTTTATGTGTAGAATTTGGATTTTTAAAACATATTCTTATTCTGCAATCACTAAAACCGTCCTTTATTGCATCTATCATATTAGTATATCTATGACATACTATATTATCTTTTAAAGCAAGAAATGGACGTGCAACTTTTTCAAGCTGTTTTGCACGAGTAATGTTATTATTAGCATTCTCTTTATAATCGACCCAACGAAGATTTGAAACGGTATTGTTTAATTGATTACCATCAATGTGGTCAATGCAGGGTTTATTTAATGGATTAGGAATAAAGGCTTGAGCAACAAGTCTATGAATTTGAAAGTGTTTACCTGTTCTATGCCCCATAGTAAATGATACATAGTAGTATCTATGATTATTCCTTCCGGCCAATTTTGGAGTTTTAAGTCTTCCCGGAAGCGGATACATACCTCCTCTCCTCAATACAAAGGTAGGAACTGATAAAATTCTTCCAAAATTAGATACATAGTACTTGTTGTTAAACCCAGAAATAGGTTTCCACTCTTCTCCTTCAAGTCTAACAGACTCGATAAATTCTTCTTTAGTCATACTAATCAAGTTTTAATAGAATCAAGGATTTGAAAAAGAAAAGGGAAAGAGACCTTGAAAACTCTTATCAGTAAGTTAATTACTCTTACCTATTCCCTTATTGCAAATTTACTAAAATTTTAGAAAAATGGCAAAATTTCCGTACCAATATTCTAATATAAACGGGATTCCAAGACTCAAGTCAAGAAAGGTAACTGTCAATACAGACACTGTTGACTTTGGTTTTAATCCAGATTGGGATAGAAATCCCTTCAGCGGATTGCTCCTAGTCTATCTTACTGACTTGCCGGAGGGAACTACTGAGACACTTCCAGTTAGGTTCATTATGGCTGGAAATACTCAGAACGTAACCCTTGCTGGTGGTGCAAATGCTACAGTAGCTAACTTCCCCAATCCGGGTGTATTCCTTGTATTCTATGACAGAATAGATAATATGTTACAGTTAATCGGTCAAATCTAAGGTATTATGTTTCAATCAGTCAGACCCAACAGTCCAATATATCTCTTCCATAAGGGAGATAACACGAAACTTGAAACTGGCTATATATCAGCACAACCAGTTGTACATCCAAAAAACCAGATAATGCAGTTTGGACAACAAGAGTTTGTTGCTGACATTGTGGTAAGAGTAGGAAATAACACCATCAATCTGAAGAACCTTCCTGCTCAAATGGATACTTCAGACACTTACATTGATGGAGAAAGTATTGTAGTCTCTACAAGCAAGGATGCCATTAATGCTGAGGTAGCCAGTGAAAAGCAAAAGAGTATCAATATAATAAACAGCAAGGCCTATCATGAAGATAGAATTGCAAAGCTTGATGCCATACAGACAACTCTCAATCCAGAATTTGCTGAAAAGCGAGTTCAAAAGGAAGAGATTGCTGAACTTAAAAATCAAGTCGGTAGTCTGACTGAACAAGTTGGGAGACTGGTTGAAGCATTAATGCCTAAAAACAACACGAACAATGAACAGAGTTTGGGAAATAATTGAGAAGCGCAAACAGGCTTCTGGTGGCATGACTGGGTACAAGAGAATGTCTGCCATGAAAGGTGGAATGTCAGGCCGTAAGGATGGCTATGATGAAGGTGTCAAAGATGGTATTTGTGCCGCACTTGACATACTTGAAGAGCACCTGAAAGACTTTGAGTAGTTTAACTTGGGGTGGGGTTTCCCCACCCCTTAATTCTTATATACTATGGCAAGACTGGATTCTTACATGAAATATCCGGAAGGTATGGATGAATACCTTTCTTACTATGGGTGGCACTTCTCAAAGAAAATGTGTGACTGGGCAGTGTCAAGAATGTATAGACTTGTAAATGACAGGCCAGTTCCTACAGACCCAATTTCAAAAGAAAGACTTGATGATATCCTTAAAAGGTATTCAGCCAAACTTACAAGAGCTAAAGGCTATGATGCTGTATATGTAGCCAATATGTGTAAAGCTGACTATCTTGGCAGGTCTATCAAGGATGAAGGAAGCATGGTCCAATTCATCATTGATACCATTGAAGACCCTGACGGCTATGAAGGTATGGTGTTTACAAGATTCTATGCTGACTGCATTGGCTCAGGAACACCCATTAACTGGGAGGATATGATATGATAGTGCAGGACTTTACATTGGATAAATACGGCTGGTATGTAAAGGTTTACTATGCAACTGCATTTTATGCATTTGATGACATTATCAATGACTTGTATTCCTTGGGCTACGATGATGAAAAGGTTGAGGAAATCATAGAGGAACTTAAGGAGTATAAAGAGAATGAAGGCTATACATTTACTAATGTATATGCCAGCAGGTCTCTTATAATCATAGGACCTACAACATCTGCTGATGATTTTCAGGATACTTTTGACCATGAGAAGGGACATTTGGCCATGCATATATGTATTGCAGAAGACATTGACCCATTCAGTGAGGAGTTCCAATATTTGAATGGACTGATTGGCAAACAGATGTTCCGTGCGGGCAAAATGTTCCTGTGTGACCACTGTAGAAACGAGCTTCTTGAAAAAGAGTAAAAAAACTGAAATTGTTACAGGTTTGCATTAAAAATGTAAACCTGTTACTTTTGTTGCAAGATTGTTCTAAAAGGAGAAGAATATGAGCAACAACCCATTTGATTCCGCACAAACCTTCCTTGGAGGAATGAGCACATTTGATGCTGATGACCTCTTTGGAGACTCTCACGAGGAGCCAGAAGTGAAGGTGGACCTTCCCGGAGAAGATAAGGAAGGCAAAGAAACTAAAAATATTGAAGATACTATCCCTGAGGGAAGCACCGTAGATGCTGAAAATCTATTTGGTGATGAAAGCCCGGAGAGCGTAGGGGATGATAAGGACAAAAAGGAGGCCAGAGCCACTGGTGATGGTTCTTCTCCCAAAGGCGAAAGTCTTTATTCATCCTTTGCCCAAGCACTTTATGGTGATGGCCTCTTTAAGTTCCTTAATGAAGATACTGTTAATAGTATCAATGACGCTGATTCATTCTCACAAGCTATGGAGGATGAAATCAATGCGAGACTTGACGATGCTACAAGGTTTGTAAAGGAAGCTCTTGAAGCTGGAGTACAACCAGATGTGATTGCCCAGTATCAAAGAACTATTCAGAATCTTGAAGCTATTACTCCAGAACAGCTCAATGCTGAAACTACTGAAGGTGCAAATCTTCGTAGAGCCATCATCAGACAAGACCTTATTACAAGAGGCTATAAGCAAGATAAGGTCGATAAGCAAGTTGAAAGAATTATGAATTCTGGAACTGACATTGATGAGGCTACTGATTCTCTTGAAGCTGTAAAGGAGTATTTCAAGGGTCGGTATGAGGATACTGTGACTGAAGCAAAGGAAAAAGCTTCTGCTGAAAAGGAGAAGATAAAACAAGAAGCTGAACAGTTTCGTCAGGCAGTCCTTGAAAAAGACAAGCTCTTTGAAGACATTCCTGTGGACAAGACAACCAGAAGAAAGGCTTATGAGGCCATGACTAAGGTGGTTTCCACAAATGATGATGGTGAGCAGCTTACTGCCGTACAGCAATATGCTGACGAGCATCCCATTGAATTCCGTACAATGCTTGGCATTGTGTATGCCATGACTGACGGATTCACAAAGATGGGTAAGCTTCTTACGAAGAGTGTTGACAAGAAAGTCAATAGGAACCTCAGAGAAATTGAGAAAAGGGTGATGGGTACAACTCGCCAAGGTGGTAGTTTCAATTTTATTGAAGGTGATGAAACCCGTAATTCAAGACCTGATTTCAGAGGGGTTAGAATTGACATCCCTTAATAATTATTAAGTAATTGAAAAACTATGGCAAGTAAATTAAA